TTCGTTCAGGAAACAGCATACGCATGTATGCTTCAAGAAAACTACGGGTTAAGTGTAAAACAACTCGTCACTATCGTTGCTTGTGAAAACGGAGAGACCCAAGTCAAGGTGCTTCCACCTAAGAAAGAATATTTCATCAAGTTGATGGGTTACATCGACGAATACCAAGAACGATATGGACAAAAAACAATTATTAGAGGATAAATTTATGACCGCTGCGAGATTCTCGCAGGAAGTGGAGAAGATTGCATTCGACAATCCAGAAATGAACTATATTGATTCGGTTATCCACTACTGTGAGTTGAATGAAATTGAATTGGATAGTGTAAATAAATTAATAAGCAAACCTTTGAAGGAGAAACTCCGTTACGAGGCACAGCAATTAAACTTTATGAAAAAAACCAGTCGTGCAAAATTAATGCTAGTATGAGTTTCTTTAAGTCAGATATCGTCCGTGGAGACATCCAAGAAATGATGGAACTTCAACAGTTCTGTTTTAGATCCGCTATGAATTTTATATTATTAGACAAGGATAGAAAACTAGAATACTTTGAAGCACTTACCACATTGATTGAGAAGCAAAAAATATTCTATGCTCGTGCAAAACTGAGCGATGATCCCGAAGCAAAGTCAGTTATAGATACCATGAGACAGGGAATTATAATGTTAGGTGCACAGCCTGGTGATAGTATTGAAAAGATGTTTGATGACTTGCTGACAAAAGTAGAGTCAATGCAAAGACAAACAGAGGCACAGGGTTGACGCCCTTACCTGTGCCTGTTATAATGTTCACGTGATAGGGCATCACATAAACCAAATCTAAAATAATCCGAGGTAATCTATGTCATTCGCAGATCTTAAGCGTAAATCCCAGAACAACTTCTCTTTCTTACAGAAAGAATTAGAGAAGTCCTCTAGCGGTAAACAAGTTGATGAAAGGTTCTGGAAACCTGAGGTTGACGCTTCTGGAAATGGTTACGCAGTAATCAGATTCCTACCCGCCCCTGATGGAGAGACAATCCCATGGGCAAAGGTATATTCACACGCATTCCAAGGACCTGGTGGTTGGTACATCGAGAACTCTCTCACTACATTAGGTGAGAAAGATCCAGTAGGTGAAGTCAACCGCAGACTATGGAACAGTGGTGAAGACACAGACAAAGAGACTGCTCGTAAGCAAAAGAGAAAACTCTCTTACTACAGCAACATCTTAGTCGTTAAAGATCCTAAGCACCCTGAGAACGAGGGCAAAGTATTCTTATATAAGTATGGTAAGAAAATCCATGACAAGATACTTGCAGCAATGCAACCTGAGTTCCAAGATGAGGAACCAATCAATGTATTTGATTTCTGGGAAGGTGCTAACTTCAAGTTGAAGATTAAAAAGGTAGCAGGATACTGGAACTATGATAGCAGTGAGTTCGATAGTGTTAGTGCTCTTAGTTCAGATGATTCTGAATTGGAAGCAACGTGGAAATCACAACACTCATTAGAAGCATTCACTTCTAAGGATCAGTTCAAGTCTTATGATGATCTTGAGCGTCGTCTCAATCTAGTTCTTGGAATAGGTCAAAGACCAGTAGCACCTACAGTAGATGATGAAGAGTATGAAGTTGTTGCACCACCAACACCAGTTGCTGCAGCACCAACACCTGTGAAAGAAGAAGCAATCGTTGAAGATGACGATGCACTCTCATACTTTGCACGTCTTGCAGAAGAGTAAATCCAAATTTGCAAACTGAATTCTATAATACCCAGAAAAATTTTCTGGGTATTTTTTTGTCAAAAAAGTCAACCAGTTGTTTTTAATCTTGAAGATACAAATTTACCAGACTTTTTATATTGACTATTCTTTTTGAAGTCATTTAAAAATCCTTTAAAATATTGCTGTTTAAGTCTGTATATAACTCTCTTCTTTTCATTCTCTCTTGTATAATGATCAGCAACTGAAACAGGACCACAGATGGCACTTCCATTTACTATAGATACAGTTCCATTATTGTTTATCTTATGTTGCTTGTCAAAAAATGCTTTATCTACACGTAGACCAGCAGGGTATTGACCTATTTTTATAGTTTCATAGTGATGTATTTCACTATATGGATCTTCAAATTCTTTTTCTAATGTCTTATACAAAACATAATTAGTCATAGGCCAGTCATATTGTGCATTAACTAAATTATTTGTTAGTAACACTACCCAATCATAATCTTCTGAACCGTAGAATTTTTTTGCTACTTGATCAGGACGCTCTCCATCTATTATGCTATATGTGTTAAAGAAAATAGCGTAAGAGAATATATCATCATTTAATTTATGTCTACGAAAAAAATTCTTAGCAATTATTTGATCCGATTCAGAAAAAGGATACTTAATTGGTTTTTCATCGTAAACGATGTTTGGTACTAAAGAAAAATACATTTAACCCTCCGCTGGTCCTTCATTTGTTTCTTTTGCTACTCTATAAATTAGATCGTCATCTTCATCCATACGTATGTCCTCTGCAAATACAAGTTTTGTTTCTAGGAAGTTAACTTTTAATTCCACAGCAACAGGATTACCATCAGAATACACTGCATAGTTTCCATCAGGTGTATAGTTGATCTGTACATCGGTTATGGCACACATTTTATACTCAGGAAGTATTGGATGAATTTTATCACCCCTCATGAATGCAACTCTACAAACCTTTGGAACTTTTACAAACGATGCTTCGATTGATCTGTTTTGTGTTGGACTCTCCTCTTTATTTTGACCTAATACTTCCAGATCTCCTATTGAAAATGTTGGTAGCATTGCTTTCTGGAATATACTTAAAATTCTCCTGATATCATTTGCTTCATCCCGATTATATGGTATTAGTTTGAATGTTAAATCAAAAGTTCTTAGTTTCATTTTTTGAAACAAGAGTTCGGTGTTGGGGTTCCTTATAACTCCAGCAATACCACCAAAAACGTCACTTGCACTTATTTGATCACCAGTGATACCTTTTGCTAGGTTTGTAATCAATGCTGCCCCTGCTTCCGCTGGTAGTTTTTGTAAAGCGTTAACTCCAACACCACCTATTCTTTTTATTGTTTCTAGATTTCCTTCCGCTGCAGCTGCTGCTAGTATTCCAGTAGCAGCAGTACCAAATGATTTTCCTTCCCATTCAGCACCAAATGTGGTTGAGATATTATCTGGAGTATACAAAATAATTTGAGGATACGCCATGGTTTTATCATTGTAATAATCAGATGAAGCTGCTGAACTATTGTATCCTACCAATGATTCATTTATTATGAGTTGTCTGTTACCATTTTTTGCTTTTAATTGTTTAAGATCATCAGGTAAATCTAAAATGTTAAGAGGTTTTTGTCCTTTAAATGGTGGTACATATTCATAGAAATCAAACATCACATACTCTGCCATCTCTCCCTGAGCAAGATTTCTCGGATACATTATTCTTTTATCCCCCTTATACATGGGGACTACCTTATACTTTTCGTATTCATTTGGATTTTCTGTGTTTCCTTTATGAATATCTCTATCTTTCCATAATTGTAATGCTGTTGCTGGATCAACCTTTTCCCACTCACTTCCAGTCCAACGGAAAAAATCCCCAACAGAAACACCACCCCATTGTGAATTCTGTGCTGGTTTAGCATAGAATCTAATCTCATTTACATATTCACCATTCTGTTTAAATGGAGGACCTGAAAAGAAACCATCTCCAGATAGGGTAGGTACAGACTTCCCATCAAGAGTTCCTAGCATCGTATTCCATTGTGAAGTCATTAAATTGCCATCTCCCTAGATTGTTTTGTTCCGTATCCTTTCACGAGTCTTTGTCCCCTGATTTTATCATAGAAAGTATCTTTGGTATCATTCCAAACTTCTTCCTTATCAACAGGGAATGAAAGTTTTCCTGCATTCTTGACAAATTGCTCTGTTGGTAATAGAACTGCAGTATCCCATTCAGTGGTAGCAAGGTCGATCATTAGACCATCTACTTGAGACTGCAAGTATTTATGGAAGCAAACCTTAGGAATGTCGATTCTGCCTTCCATTAACTTTTTTGTGGCAAGAATTCTCTTTTTTGGCGTCATGTAATGTAGGTTTGCACCCCAAAATTCACCCTTCTTAGTTGCTTTTAGAACATATACTAAAGGAAACTTGTCATAATACTTTAGGTAGTTCATCTTTGCTTTGTATTCAAACATGTAAAGATGACCTTGAACAGGGAATCTACGAAGTTCATTCTCGTCTTGATCTGCTACAGCACCTACATCATCACTCTTTTCATTCAGTATATATTTCTTAAAATTTTTGTTGTAACTACTCGCTTCTGACTTTACAGCAGAGCGATACCATGAAAATGTTTTCTTTTCCCCCTTTGTTTTTTCTGTTATTTTTTCAAACAGTGTTTTATATCCAGACGTGGAGGTAATTGTGTTACGCTGGATAGCAGCGAATCCTGTTGCCATTGTTTCATACTCCTAAATGATCCTCGGTTAGTATTAAGAAATTCATCTGCCTATCTTCACAATACTCACGAGCAGCAGACCATTTAGTTTGGTTCTTTGCGTATGTTAGTGCTTCATTACGATACTTGGCAGTCTTTTTGTTTTTAACATTCGGTGGTTGTGTTTGTTTTTTAGGTTTCACCTCTATAATATACTTGGTTACCTTCCCAGTCTTTTCAAGGACTTTGATGTAGAAATCAGGAAAATAACGTCGCACTTTGCCATCTGGTGCTCTGTAGGGTATAACTATTTCTTCAGAACCCCATTCTAATATAGAGGAATTATTATCACAGAACACCATGAACTTTCGCTCCCAAAGTGACCTGTATATAACTCTAGTTGGGTTGCCACGATACTTTTTGGGATTGATAGGTTTATAAATCCCAGAATATGCCATAAATATAATTGTACCAACATAGGTATTTAGCGTGTCAATAGATAGATTTTTATCAGTAATGAATGCCAACGGCGGAATGTCGATGAGCAATAACTTTTTAGTCAAACTGGACGTTCCAAAACTAGCGGACGGAGGTATATTTAATTTTTTGTGTGATGAAGCACAATTACCAAATGTGAATGCAGCAACAGGAACACTAAAAGGTAGATATTTGGGTGAAGGTCAAGTAAATTATCCACATACAAGAGTTTTTACAGAAATGCAGTTGGGGTTTCAGTGTGATGCTCGCATGACACCTTTATTGTTTTTAAATGAGTGGTTT